CGGAAGTTCTTTAAACCATTCTGGAATACGTAGTTCATCAGTAGGATACGCAACACTTGTGTAGCCTAGCGGGTTTTGCTTTAGTTTACAAACAATAACTTTCATACCGTCTACAATTTCTTGTGAATACTTGTCACCGTTCATACGTTTAAGTGTGTTCCAGTTGATACTTGCTCTTACGTGTCCTGGCATGTTTGCTTTGCCTTGCTTTTCTTCAAGACGCTGATAGTGTCCAATCTTGTTTGCACGTTTAGGCGAACCTTTCTCCCATCCAGGACGTTCACTAAACTCTTTTCGGAACACAGTTATACGTTCTAAAACATCTTCTTGTGGAGCATCAGTTAGCACCATTAGCAGTAATTCACTTAAAAACTCTTGCATAAACACAGGTGTGTCTGATCTACGCAAGTCCAAGCCCATTGCTTTTACTTTGCCTGCTTTTCCGTCAACGTCAGCTCTAAAGCCTTCAACATCATACACAAGTGCTGCATAACGTTTCTTAGTAATATATAAGCCTGATTGTGCTACAATCTCTCTAGCCGCCGCAATAACATCTGAGCGTGACTTAGGACAATGAAATGCTTCTAGCATAAACTTAGGAAATGTTTCATTTGCTGCTTCACATATTTGATCATAAAGTTTTATTACATTGTCTTTGTCCCAAGGTATTTCTCCTGCATCAATTTGTTCTTTTAGTACAGGATATCCACTGAAGTAACAAGAGTCAGTATCGCCGTATATCATTGCTTCACCAACATGATCATATGTACCAGTTATAACCTTGTTTACTTCTGCACTCATGTGTTTAACAATAGTACGTCCAGTTAGTGTTGTTGACTGTCCAATACGTTTATCAAAGAATCTACAACCAGGGTTAAGAATAGCACCATACAAACTGTTTAGGTTAATTTTTTTAACTAACTGTCTTTTGTCCCAATACTCAATTTCTGCGTCATTGCTTGCATCTTTTGCTTTCTTAAGCATTTTCTGCATGTCTTTACGTTCGCTATACCAACGTTTTAAGAGCCCAGGAATAACACCTTCGTGTTCTGTTGTAAAAATAGTGCCGTTTGAACTTAGCATCCAAGGTTGGTTACTGTCAAAAATTACTTTGTATATCTCAGCACCTGATAACACATCACTGCCACCGTTTTCCCAGTCAACAGTCAATGCAATATCTTTACGTTGTTCCATAACAGCTTCGTATTCTTCTGTTCCAAAACGCCCTTCCCAACTTCCTGCAAATGATTTTTTCTTTAGGCCCATATCTTCTTGTACACGAGCTTCACTTATGTCAGGACGTATTTGTCCTACAATAGTTGCAGGATCCATATTTAATGCACGAATCACACTAGGATACAGACTGTTCAAGTCCATGGAGCCAATCCATTTATGTAAGCCTTTTTTAGGAAATGCAACATATGCACCAGCGGCTTGTGTGTTCTCTGTATCATCACGTTTCTTGCGATTAGGGACTTGTAGTCCTCTGTGATGTGCTTCGTTTACAATACCTTGTTCTGTAACTGCTACTGCACCCATAGTTGTCTGTAGCATCACAGTATTTTCGTGAGCAACAGTATTACTAAGGTCAATAAATCTTAGTTTTTTGTCCAGCTTGTCCAGTAGTGCGGTATCTTGTATGTTGTACTCAATGAACTTTCTAAAGTCATTGTTGTACAATTGGTCCAAAGTTCCTTCATATGGAACTTTATTCTCTCCAACTTCGATTTCGCCAATGGCATCAAGTCTATATGTGTGTCTTTCTTCATATGTGTATTTACGATAAAGTTCTAAACTATCTAAATGTACTCTGCCTATTAGGTCAAAGGTTACAGCTGATTTGCCATACTTCTCATATTCACGTTTCTTAGGCAGTTGTCCCCATAGACAGAATCTACGTGTGTCGTCTTTGCTTAGTACACGACTTGTTCTATTTACAGTATAAGGAATATCATATCCTTCACTGTTCCATCCTGATAAAATATCAGCATCTTCAATTAATGTTAAGAAGGTGTCAATCATATCACCTTCTTTTTCAAACAGCATTACATTTTCAATACCTTCAAGTTCTGCTTTTGCTTGATCCATTGTAAGTGTCTTAGGTGGAACAGCAAGACATACCATTGTTTCTAGCCATTGTAAGTAAACAGATATAGAAGTAATAGGCATGAATGGATCTGCAGGATCAGCAAAGCCACGCTCTGGATCAAAATCAGTCTCAATATCAAAAAACGCAATGTTTAGTTTAGGTGCATCTTGGTTAAGATAGTTTTCTGATAAGCATTGGAAGATAGGATTGATATCACTTTCAAAAAGTTCTTTGTCTCTGTTAATAGCAACTTCTTTTCGAAAGTCTTTTGTGTTCTTACAAACAATCCGTGTTAGAGGGTCTCCAAATATACTTTTGTACTTGCCTCTTTCGTCTTTGTAATAGAATGTATATTTTGCTTGATATTCGCGGTAATCTCTCTTACCGTCTTTGCGCTCAACAACTCTAATTATATCAGAATCGCGATCAAAAAATGCGTCTACGTAACTCATATATCTCCTTCGTTGCTTATGGCCAACTTAACCTTCTACATGCCTAGCTATTGCTTTTGGCGTTAATATTACTTATAACTATAATAAAAATAACTGACCTAATGCGAATAAATTCATTGCTGTAAACCAACTACAAAGTAATATTACAAATGCGGCTTTTCTAATTACTGCACTAATTATACCTAATACCGAACCAATTAAGTACATTGGTACAAATATTTTTGTAGCAGGATCAAGTATAGTAAAACTTAGTATAGCACTTGCTGAGATCAAAAACACAGCTTCTACTAGTTCACAATAAAATGCTATTGGACTAAGTTTGTAACTATCTTTAAAGAATTGTATTATATGCCCCAATTACTTATCCTTACCAACTGTAACAACAAGTGTTTCAAGGTCGTCAAATTCATCAGCAACTTTTTCCCAATCGCCTCTTTGTGCAATTTTAATTGCTTTATTAATCATTGATGGTTTAATGTCAAGTTCTTCTGCTACTGCTTTTACTGTATCCTTTAAGCCTGCTTGTAAATCTTCAATCTCTTGTAATACTGTAACGCCTTCGTTGACAAGACGTTCAAGTTTCGCTTTTTCTTCAGCACCATAGGTACGGTCACTCATAAGTTTCTCCTTAGTTTAAGTTATATTATATAGGATTTATTGTTGCTTGTCAAGTCTTTTTTTGTATGCTTCTTCGAAACCATCTTCTCGGTAACACATTTCGTGATTACCCCACATACGTTTAAAATATCCATCGTAGGATTCTATAATGGTTTGATCGTTTGGTGGAATATGTCCTTTTACTGCGTAGAATAGTTTGCATTTATCTTTGAAACTTACTTCGGACATTTTTACCTAACTATTTTTTTTATATTTTGCAAGTGCTTTATATAGTTCTTCTTTGATCGATTCTGTCTTTTTCTTAGGCTTACCATGTTTGTTATGTTGTGCCCAAGCAATAGCATAAGGTGCACCAGGATCGTCAAACTTTTTCTTTAGTTTTTTTACCTGCTTCTCTCTACCTGGAGGAGCATCTTCTTCTTTCTTTTTATTCTTTTTATCAAGTATTTTTTGCATAGCTATTAGATTGTTTCTAAATGCTGGATTACTCATTAGTTCTGAAAATAGCTCTACATAAGGTTTGATAGCTTCTCTTTCTTTATCATTAAGGACCTCGCCTTCACCGGCCTTTTTTAAGCCTCTTGCAATTAACGCACTTGGATCCATGTCAGGATCAATAGCTCCACCTAATGTCGTAGCTGCAGGTGTTAGAGCTGTTATATCTATATCGTCTTCACCTACAAGTTTGTCTTTTAAAGGATGAGGTGTTTCATTTCCTGCTGTAGGCTTACTTAATTTAGGCATTGGATCTTTGCCTTTTGCTTGTCCTGCACTGCCCATTTTTTGTTTTTCAGTAACTCCTGCTAATTTTGCAAAGTCAGTTATACTATCAATACCCAATGGCATTGATCCTTCAGGTACTGATGTACTTTCGTTTATATAATCTTTAGTTGGAGGTATATCTGCAGGAGCATTGTTAGCCATATTTAAAAGGGCCTGTTTATCCTCTTGAGGACTTGAAGGAAATAAATCCTTCATCATAGCACTCATTTTATAAAAGTCAGTCATGTTAACCTCTACCTAATGCTATCCTTATTGCTTTCTGTAAATCTGTAGGCGCTGCGTCTGGAAACTTCTTCTTCAAATGTCTAAGTGTTCCTTGTGTACCATATCTACGAAGAACATTATTTGCTTCTTCAACATAAAGATCCATGTCATCGCCCATGCCATGTTTTATAGTATCCCATGCTGTTGCAAGCCAACCTTTTTCTTCTGTGATTATTTCGAATACACGCATTACATCTTCACACAGTTATCTACGGTCTTTCCGCCTTTTTTCTTAGTGCCCATACGCTTGTAGCCTTTCCAGCATACTTTGCCATCAACACCTTTTTGCTTTTCTTCGTCTAGGGTTGTATAACTTGGCTTACCGCACTCTTTACAAAGTTCGTCTTTTGATTCAGTTTTCTTTCTAAACTTGTCCTTAAATTTAGGACCTGCTGCCTTTACGTTTGCTTGAAACTGTTTATTCAAGTCCTTCTCTACATTACCAGCATTCATGCCAGCACTCTTAGCAGTATTCTGTGCCATTCTATCTAATTTTGCTTCTTTGTCTTTTACACCCTGTCCGGTACTCACCATCGTATCAACCTGGGGTTTATAATCGCTTCCACCTATTTGATTTCTTTGTGCTGATGCTTTTGCAACTTTATTTTTAACATCTCTTGCTGTCGGAGCAAAATCTCTTTTAGTGTTATCAAAATTGCTTGTTTTTCTTTCAAGCATAGCAGTTAGACCATCTTTGTACGAAGATTTTTTAGCAGATTCGACTTGCTGTTCAGCAAATTTCATATCATAGTCCATTGCATGATAAACAGAGCCAATATAGTCAGCGGCTTTAGTTATTTTACTCTGTTGCCATCCTTCGATGCCTTCTGATTCTGAAACTGTTTTTAACATCTCGTGTAACTTAATAGCATACTTTGCAATCTTATAAAGATCTGCTCTTGCCATTTGTACTTCGTGATCACGTTCGGCCATATCTGCTAGACTAGCAAGACCGCCTTCATTTACTTTTTTGTTTATTTCATTATGCCGCATTATACTCTCCGTATATATATTTATGCTTTTGTTTTCTTTTTCTTCTTGGATTTCGGGTTATTGTTAGATACACGTTTAATAGGTTCAGTACCTATCCCGCCACTAGCAAATCCGTTGCCATTTCCCATACTAGTTGCAATACTAGAAGCAGTAGTCATTTCGTTCATTTTTTTATTCTTTTCATAGCAATCACAATGCTTACAGTCTGGTCCACAAGTACATTCAGGTACTGGCATGCCACAACATGCCTTAGGACACATTTCTACTTTTTCTTGTAATATTTCAGTTATTTTCATTTTTTCTTCCTTCCGGATTTCATGTTAGCACACCAATGATACATTTTTGCCTTCTCTCCACTTGCGGTTTTAGCCTTTTTACGCAGGCTTGTTACGCTTCCTTTGCAACTAGCACCTGAACGTTTGACACGCCCTGGTCTACTTTTACCCTTTTTTTTACCGTCGGCAAAGTTTTCTTGTACGCTTTCCGGAACATCATCACGCCAAGTTAAGTCTTTTGGATCAGCGATTACAGCACGTATCTTATCTGCACCTGCTTTTAAGTGTGCAAAATATCTGTGATGTCCGTCGACAATAAGTCCTTTACCTTTATAGGGTACAATTACAATAGGTTTAATTTTTTTACCTTCTTTAATCTTATCAACAAATTTCATCATATTATCATGATTGTCTTTGGGATTCATTTTGTCTGCAGGTTCAAACGGTGTAAGTTTAGATATGTCTACTATTTTTACTGGTTGCTTTTTATAATATTTGTCGTCAACATCGGCACCTTGATACTCTGGATTAGTCCACATAGTTATTTCTGCGCCTTCGTTCATGTGCTTTTTAATTTCTTTTGCAGTGCGTTCAAATTTATGATCTTTGTATTTGAATCCTATGCCGCCTGCTGACTCCCATTCATTTACGTTCTTGCCATAATCGTCGATTAATATATTTGGTGTACCATCAGATTGTGTTGCATACTGTGGTTTGTCGTGTGTAATATAAATATTTTTAGGTGGAAAAAACGCTAAATTCTTTTTAATCCATTCACGCTTGTGTGGCTCAGATTTAGGATCATCTGCTAAAGGTGTACTACATATATTGTATTCACCTTTCACTTGTTTAATTAATGCAAGTAATTGTTTTGCTTGCGGAAGTATTGGCAGATCTAACCAAAACTTTTCTGTATCTCTAATTTTTTGTAGTGCATCTGGAAAGTCATTAATCTTTGTCCAATGGTCTTTGTCCATTAGTTTAGCCCACTCACCAAAAAAGTCAGCAAGTACGCCGTCCATATCAATATAAATTTCAGTTGCCTCTGCTATTTCGCCTAAGTTTTCTTTCATTTGCCTATAGTATAACACACTTTCGTATATGTTGTCAAGTGATTCTGTTGTCAAAATATCTTTGGCTGTTTTCTCAGCATCAGCACCTTTCGGATGTTTTGGATTTATGCCTACAACTTCACCGTTCATAAGTTCAGATATATTAGCGGCTTTACCTACTTTATCTAAAACCTGATGCAGTTTATCATTAGGATCGTAGTTTGTTTCGTAATTTTTTTTTCCACGTACTTCAATACGTTTTTTTGTTTTAGTGTCTACAATATGTAACACATCAATGTTTTCATCACGTTCTAGTTTTAGTTTATATCCTTCAGCCAGGCCAAGATTGAATAATACATTTGTACTCTTGCCTTTGACCTTTTTACTAAGTGTAGGTGGACGCCCGTCTTTGTCAACACTGTTACCAAACTTCTTTGCTTGTTTTGGTATTTCATTAGGTCCAACATCAACAGTTGTGTTAACGCCTTTTACAATTCTGCCGTCTTCATTTAGTTCATAAAATCTCATTTTTTACGACCTCTAAATTGCACAGGGCCTGTCATGTATGGTTTTGAAAACCAAAGTTTAAACCAATCAGCATCACCTGGTTTGAGTCCCATCTTCTTTTCTTTTTTCTTTAATTCAGTAGCAGTTATGCTAGGATTTTCATCTATATGATATTCTGTATAACCTTTGAATTCATTTATACCTGCAAGACGTTTAAGTGTATCTATATCCATATTACGTCCTTGGTTTTTTTGGTTTGGTTCTTGTTGGAACTACATTTTGGCTAAATTTAGGTTGTTTGAAAGTTACTGTAGTCGATGCACCTGGACCACCTGTAGCATCTGCTCTCGCTTGTCTTGCTTTTGCTTTTTTATATAAATCTCTGTATGCCTGAGTATATACTCTTAATTCGCTGTCATCATAGTCGCCATCAGGATCTTCAAGTCCGGCCAAATGAGGTTGCGAAGTTAAAGTTGTAGAACGTGTAGTTCTTCCATCTTTTTCGCCAACATCTTTACTTATATTCATACCTTTACGTACTGCGGCAAACATTTCGTCTGCTAGTTTAGGTTCTGGTACACCCTGCTTGAATGATTCTAAATCACCTTCTGCCGCGGCTGCTCTCATTTTGCTTGCACTCATTCCTTCTGCACCATCTGCATCCGGATCACGCTCACCTGCACTTATAACTTTTATAGATTTGAATGTAAAGTCTTTGCCGTTGTACTTGTTTAATAGTTCTTCAAATGCCTGTACACGATCACTGCCTGCAACATAAATCAGTTCTTGGTATCCTTGTGATTCTACTTTTTGTAGTGCTTGTATAATTGTTTTTACTTCTGGATTTCCTATTGTTACATTAGGAAAGAAAAATTTTGCATAGCGTAGTTTATCCTCAAATGATAAAGGATCTGTCTTAGGCTTTTGACTTTGGCTTAGAAATATAAAAGGATCACCTGGTTGACTTTTAATAGTATCGACCAATTTAGCATGACCAATAGTAGGTGGATTCATTCTTCCGAATGCCATTACTGCTGTTGCTGGTGCCTCAAATAATTCTCTTAGTTTCATGCATAGTCGCCTTGTTCTATTGCTTTCATCTCTTCTTGATATATTTTATCGTATATAGCTGTGCGATGATCGTTATTAAAAGCATCGTCAGGGTGACTAGCAATTTTATATTTTCTACAATAATCTGTTATGCCTTTTTCTATCATAGGCATTATTGTTTTTTGAGGATTGTCGTTGTTGCCTTCTCGTTGCATGTCAGCAACTTTTGCCATAGTAGGAAAATATTCTCTGCGATAAAAATCAGGATCGTTACGCATATGCATACAAGTATCGTCTACTAAATCGAAACCTACGTCTATAGTTTCTGTGATTTCTCTAACCATTACCATTTTCTGCAACTCCAATAACGTGCCTTATGACGTGGTCCAGGATTGTCACAGTTGTGTCTTGCGCGGAAACTTCTACGTGCTTTGGGGTTATTTTTTCTAATCCGCATTGACTTACCTTTAACACTGCTTCCGCCGTGGCCAAAGTTTACTTTAACAATATTACCTTTTGGATTCTTAACGTATACTTTAAACTTCTTAACATCACCTGCCATAGGCTTGCCGAGTTTTACTTTACGACCTCTATATTCTGCTTCGTCTATTGGATCGTCATCTTCGTTGTACCACAAAACACCGTAGTCTTCAAAGAAGTCATCATCATCGTCGTATGTAATTTCATCTGTTTCTTCTAACCCGTCTGCACTAATGTCAATGTCAAAATCTTCATAACCCTGTTCGAACATATAGTTTGCCAAACGGTTAGCATATTCGTCTGCTTCTTGCTCAGATAATTCCCTAGCTAATGGAATTTGGTAAACTGTTCCACCTTGTTCAGTTTCGTAAATTTCTTGTTCAGCAAAAATACTTTCATCAAGAGATTTATTTTCTTCTTGTTTTTCCATAGTAATTCTTACAAAATGTTCCATTATTTCTCCTAGTGATTCAATACCAATGAACCTACTGTACCGTCAGTCCAATTATATACTTTAGCTCTAAGCCATACGTAATTACCTGTAAAATTAAATATAAAACTACCATAGCTTCCAGTATATGTTTGCTGTGTACTTGTAATTGTAAACCAGTCAGCTTCAGCAGGTTCTACTGCTAAGGTTGCTTGTATTTCTATAACACCTGTAAATGTGTTATCTGCATCACCGGATATATTATATTGTACCGTATGGAAACCGTCAGCGCGGCCATAATAACCGTCACCTTTTAGTTTATTAGAAGTCCGCGAAAGAGTACTACTATCGTTAGTATGTGTTAACTGTACTACGTTTGTTCCGCTTACTGTAAATTCAAAATTTTCACTACTTGCTGGCATACTGTTATTTATCAATATTTGTGACACAGACCAATTTGTCGATACGTTGTATACAGTCACCTGCTAGTATCTTAAATAGCATCAAAACTTTTTCATTAGTCATATACACATATCTACCGTTCATATACCGCATATCTCTATCGATATCATTTATAAACATATTAGATACTTTAACTTTGTCTCTGTTTACTTTCAACCACGGAGATAATGTATCAGGAACAAGATTGTTACCAAATGTCACTTTAAATTTGTAAGTGTCATCTTTTACAATAATAGTGTTTGTATTGTTTTTAATAAATTCTAAATGTTCTTTTGCAGGTTGATGCAATGATTTTGCATTTTTACATCTTTCAGCTAACCGTTGAAGCAATGACAAGTCATTGCAATATACATTTAAGTGCCTATTTTCGCACCGGACTATATAAGGTCTTTTGTATCTAGTTAATTCATTATAGATTGTCCTTGCATCTATAAAATGTTCTATTTGTATAGGTTGAGTGTAATTATTTGTATTACGTACTAGAGGCTGTCCTGCTTCAAAGTTTGCTTGTAATCCATCTAAAACGGTACAAGCAAACTTGAAGTTTTTATTTCTAAATATCGGAGTAAGTTCGTTGAAGATACTTAGCGAATACAGGTATTTGTTATAGAAAAGCTTCGTTGTATCATAATTCAACAGTTTCTTTTTTTGTGTCATAAACTAGCACCAATTCTTTTTTAACTAGATCAATTTTACATTTGCCGCCGTCTTTTAACTTACCGAATAATAATTGTCTAGACAACGGCCGCTTAATTTCTTTGTCAATTACACGTTGCAAAGGTCTAGCTCCCATTTTTTTGTTAAAGCCTTTTTCTACTAGATAGTCAAGTGCTTCGTCACTAATAGTTATGTCGACTTTTTTATCTTTAACTTGTGCTTTAAGTTCAACTAAGAATTTGCCAACAATCTTCATCATTACTTCTTTACCTAGTTTACTAAATGTAATAATACCATCAAGTCTATTTCTAAATTCTGGTGCAAAGAATTTTTTCAATTCTTTATCTTCATAATCGTTGTCATCGTCACCAAAGCCTATTTTGTTCTTTTCAGCATCAATTGCACCTAAATTAGTTGTTAGGATTAAAATACTATTACGTGCATCTGCTTCTTTTCCATTTGCTCCTGTAATTTTTCCGTTATCCATTACTTGTAGTAGTAATTGAGAAACATCAGGATGGGCTTTTTCTATCTCGTCAAGTAGTAAGACACAATTAGGATTTTCTTGAAGTTTAGTTATCAATATTCCATTATTTTCTTCGTAACCTACATATCCTGGTGGTGAACCAATTAGTTTAGCAACACTGTGTTTTTCTTGATATTCACTCATATCAAAACGAACAAGTTTTACACCTAACTGTTTTGCAAGTTGTTTTGCAGTTTCAGTTTTACCTGTTCCTGTAGGACCCATAAACACAAATGCACCAATTGGTTTATCATCTGGTTTTAATCCTGCTTGTGCTACAAGTATCTTATCAACAATCTCCTCAACTGCTTCATCTTGGCCGTAGACATCTCCTTTTATATTTTTTTCAAGATTTTTTAGATTGTCTGTTTCTTTTTCAGCTACTTGTTCAGCAGGTAAATTTATAACTTTTGCAAGCTCAAATTGTATTTCATTACTACTAACAATTTTAGTATCTGTATTTTCTTTAAGATTAAATCTACTACATGCAAGATCTATTAAATCAATTGCCTTATCTGGTAATTTTTTATCTGCTTGATATTTTACACTTAGTTTGATTGCTTCATCAATTGCTTCCTGTGTAATAGTTGTGTTATGATAATCTTCATAATATTTTTTGATTCCGTTTAAAATATCATTTGTAACTTCTGCGCTAGGTTCATCAACTGTTACCCTTTGGAATCTACGCATCAATGCACGATCTTTTTCAAAGTATTTTCTGTATTCGTCCCAAGTAGTTGAAGCAACAACTTTTATATTACCTTTGCTTAGAGCAGGTTTCAACATGTTAGCAAGATCGTTTGCACTGTTTGAACCTCCACCTGATCCAGCACCACTAATCATATGTGCTTCATCAATAAACATAATAGTCTTGCCTTTGGTTCTAAGACCGGCAAGCACAAGTTTAAAACGTTCTTCAAAGTCTCCACGATACTTACTACCTGCTAACATACTGCCTATGTCTAACATGTATACTTTATATTCTTTTAAAAATTCTGGAACTGTTTCGTTAACAATATTCCATGCAAGTCCTTCTGCAATAGCAGTTTTACCTACGCCTGGATCGCCTACTAACAAGCAGTTATTTTTATTGCGTCTTCCTAAAGCAAGTGCAATAGTATCTAATTCATCTTCTCGACCAATTACAGGATCAATTTTTTCTTTTTTAACTTCTTGGTTTAGATCAGTTGTAAATTGACGTAAAGCACGTTGCCCTTCGCCTGTCAGTTCTTCGTCTTCAATACTAGTTTCAAGTTCTGTGTTAATATATTCCGCAAATTGTTCTTTGATTAAACCGCCCTGTTCTAAGTAGAAATTACTCATAGATTTCTTTTCAGACATAATACTTAAAATTACATCCGTAAGTTCAATAGTGTTTCTACCCGCAAACAACACTTGTGTAAATGCACGGTTAAGAACACGCTCTACTGCTTGTGTTTTTTTAGGCTTAAATTTAGTAGTTTCAACTTTTAATTCATCGCATTTGTCTTTCAGATGATGTTCCAAATTAGTTTTTACATAATCTGCATCTGCTCCATAACCTTTAATGATTCCAAAAAAGGTTTCACTGCACATCATACTAAACAACACATGTTCTATAGTTATGTATTCGTGTTGTAACTTTTTTGCATCTGTAATTGCTTTATCAAATACTAGTTTTAGTTCTTCGCCAGGCTCAACCATTTATATACCTTTTTTCTCTTTTTGCTTTCTTTTTCATAGCCATTTCTAATTTAAGTTTAGAAACTCTATCTGTAAACTCTATACCCTGCAAGTGATCATATTCATGTAAAAAGACTCTTGCATCATAATCTTCAAGTACTAGTATACACTCTTTTGCATCTGCGTCAAGAAACCTTGTTACCAATTTAATTGGTCTTTGGACTTTTAAAAATAAATTAGGATAACTTAGGCAACCTTCATACCGTAAATCAGTCTCTTTTGAGATCTTTTCTATTACAGGATTTATTATGGCGAAAGCATGTTTTAACTCTTTATGTCTTGTAGGTTGCATAACTAGTATCTGTGCATCTAGTCCTACTTGATTTGCACTAATGCCTATGCCCTTATTTGCCTCCATTATATCTACCATACCTTGTGCAGTTTTTACAGCATCAATTGTTTCAAAATCAAAAGGTTTAACAGGTTTACTAAGCCAATCACTAGGTGCGTAAATTAATTGCATCTTTTATCTCTTGTACCTTTCTAGTTTCTTCACTGTTTAGTGCTGGAGTTATACCTATAACTTTAACGTACAGATTACCCCTATTATTTGTATTTACACGAGGAACTCCGTGACCAGTTATATTCATGGTAACGCCATTATTTGTACCTGGTGGTATAGTTAATGATATATTTTTTTGTTCAGGTGTGGTTAATATTACTGTTTTACCTAAAATCAAATCAAAAACATCAACCACAACTTCTGTGTAAAGTTGTTCGCCGTCTCTACGCCATCCTTTTGGCGTTTGAATATCTAGTTGTACTAGTAATATTCCTCTAGGTATACCTGGTATACTATCATCACCGTAACCTGGAAATTGTACAGTATCGCCATGCTTCATACCAGGCGGTATTCTTACATCTATTATCTCATTCCTACCACTAGGAGTTTGAAAAGATATCGATGTGCCTATTCCTGTATAAACTTGTGCAAAATCCATTTTATATCCTAGCCGGATATCTTTGTTTCTCAAAGGTCTTCTGCGTTGTTGTTGTGCAAACCCTTGACCAAACATGTTTGAAAATAAATCTTCAAATCCTCCCATGCCTTCAAACCCGTTAGGACCAAATCCTTGCGAATATTGCGGTTGTGGATTATCGTACTGTTGTTTTTTATTAGGGTCTTTTAGTGTATCATACGCTTCATTAATGCCTGCGAAAGTTGTATGATCTCCACCACGGTCAGGATGATGCTTTAATGCAAGTTTCTTATATGCTTTCTTAATTTCATCAGGAGAGGCATTTCGTGATACACCTAAACGTTCATAGTAATCCATACTATTACTTATAGTAACTATTTTTTAGATTTACTAGATCCGGTATAAAGGCCAAACCATGCAGCGCCAGCACCAACTACAATACTAACAAGGCCGCTTTGCTCAAAACTTGGAGCATCTAATGCCATAAACCATATTAC